GAAAAAGATTATTAAATAATATGTCAAAATTACAATCCAACGTAGTTGATAAATTTTCAACATACGGAGATAATTTCATAAATAATCAAGAACCCGAAGAACTTAAAACGCCACAACAGATGGCTGACTATATATTTGCGGGTTGGATGAACGCCGACAAAGAAGAAATTGTTAAGAAATATATTGGAATTAAAGATGAAACTCAAGATGAAACTCAAGATGAAACTCAAGATGAAACTCAAGATGATACACCTACACTTTTTAAAGTAAATGAAAATAAACTTGAAAAAATTACAATTGATGAGGAAGATAAGGAAGCTTTTAAATTTATTGCCGAAAATTTAATTACAAAAAAATATGTATATAGAAGGAAAAATACTAATAATAATGTTATTATTAACAAAGGCAAAGACCTTCTTGATAAGGGATACAACGTTTTGAAAAAAAAAACAGATAATATTGTATACGTAATACCTTACAACGAGGAATATGAAACAAAATTAAATAAAAAATATAATGAAGATAAATATTATCTTAGAGTTGGTAACGACTATTACGTGAGTGAAAAAATTATTGATGAATATAGAAGAAAGACGATTGAAGATAAGAAAAATTTAAATGAAAATGAACGCGATCTTGATGATAAAAATAATGAATTAACTAACCTTAAATATGAATTGGAAAGGTCAAAAAATAATTTTAGTAATACTAATGTCGATACTTCTATTTCAAATGCGTATAAAATGCCATTCGTATATTGGGAAATATTTCCATATATTTCTAAATTATATGAGAAAGATGATAACGAATTAAAATATAAATATAATCTATTAATTGAAAAAGATGTTAATATTTTAACTCAAGACATTGAGAACTATAAAAAATATTATAATGATTATAATAATTATGGTGAAAAATTGAAAGATTCTTTAAAACAAATAAGAGAAACATTGGCAAAAAAAAGCGAAATAAATAAAAGAAGAAAAGAAGAAGAAGAAAAAGAAGATCTAAAAGCATTGGGAAATTTGACATTTAATTTGACATCATTTGCTACTAAATTAACATCGGAATTAACAGCTTACACTTCAAACACTATTTTATCATCTATCAAAACTATTTTTAAAACAAGATTTAACGATGTAATAACTGGTTTCATTATTATTATATTTATAGTAGTTATGATTTTTGGAATAAAATCTAAAAAATCGCAAAATAAAAAAGCTAATAATTCTCAGCAAGGAGTTGCGGCTGAAGGAGCAGAAGATTCGCGAAATGAAGGTGATGGAGATATTTTCGCATCATTAACTAATATTCCTAATAATTTAAGTAACGCACTTAATACTATTTATGATACATATAATATGATGCTTGATATGTTTGAACAAGGAGAAAGTTTATCAGAAGATTTAGCAAATACTTTCACACCCCAAATAACTAATACTATTCCGCGTGAAATATATAATGATGGGAGATTCGATAATATATACTATTATAAAGATGAGAATAATAGCACATCTACATTTGAACCCCGAGAATTAAAATTTAAAATAAATACTAAAGAATATACTATTAAACATACAACAGAAAATGTAAAAGAAGCTCAAAAGTTTGTATTAAAATGTAGTGATATTGATGATAAAAACATTTTTAATAATAATTGCGAAATAAAAATCCATAGTGAACTACCTGAAAAAGAAGAAATTAATACAGACTATGACAAAATTAAAATTAAAGAATAAACTTAATTATCTATTATATTTTTAAGTAAGATATATATATTTATTTAATATGTCTATAACGTCAACGTCTAATATTTATTTTTTTAAAGAAGACGAACATATATATATAGATGAGGAAAAAAAAAAATTCAAAAACGATATAAAAATAGATAATCCTAATAATAACTTAGAATATCATGAAGGAAAAAAATTAAAATATAAAAATAATTATTACAAGTCTTTTCCATTAAAAGGAACATGTTATAACATGGGTGTTGAAGATTGGACGGATTGGTTTACAATTCCTTATTATTATATTAATAACAATTATCAACAAGGAAGTAAAAATAAAGAAACACAGGATACATATACAATAACAGAATGTTATAGTAAATGTAAAAATAATTTTGTTATAAATAAAAACAACAAATCTTTATGTGAAGACATTAAAACATTTAATAAAGGAAAATATAATGATTTTATTCCTTTTGATCCATTTGCTATAATATGTATAATAGGTTCTAAGATAATGAACTATAATGATCCAACATCATTAAAATCTTATGATAAGTATATATATGATAATCGATTAACTATAAAAGATAAAAATGATATAGAAATACAAGAATATATTAAAATTAATAATGTTACACATGATATTATTTGGGGTAAAAAAAATGTTAATTTGATAGCACAAGTAGACAATGCTTATAAAATTTTAAATGATTATATTAATAATAATAAAATAACTCATGGGAAAACAAAGGTTGATGATGTTCTTTTAAACAATTTAATTAAATTTTATGAATTATTTGACAAAAATGATGAATATTATAAATATATGTATTTAAAAAAAATTGGTGAAATTGCGAGTAATAGTAAAAATAATGATATCCCTGTTGCTATTAAACCTCATTATTATTACGCTTATTATATAGCAAATAAATATGATATGGATGAAAATTTTAAAAACTTTGATACAAAAAATATTAATATAGAACATATTAAGACATTATTTATTAATTCTATAAATTTATGCTTCTCTTCCAAATATATTTTTTGTCAGAGGTTAATTGATAGTGATATAATTAAACGTGATATATCTGATGATATAGATAAAATTATTGCGAATGTTCCTCCTTTACCTATAGAACCCGTAGAATTAAAAAATAATACGGCTGAATATATAACAAGTGAATACAATATTAATGATATTAAAATAGAAAAAGAAAATATTCATATATTTGGTGAATATAAAAATGTTAATAAACATTTTCAGTCATTAATAATGTTAGCGCCCTTTTTGTTAGTTTTATTTTTAATACCTTTTTTTCTTTATTATATTTCTTTTTGGAAGAACTGGTTACATACAATAATAAAAATGGCGAATTACATTATAATTTTATTTTCTTTAATAGTTGGAATACATTTGCCATATTATTTATCAATATTTCTAATATTTATAGCAGGGAAATTTATAATATATCCATTATATCTAATTATTCTAAAAATACCACTTATTTTATCTATAATAGCAATAGGGTTTATAATATCATTGATTGACAGAACAGGTACAATTAATAAATTTGGAAAAATAATGTATGGTTATGCTGCGATGTTTTTATTTAAATTTTTAAATTTAATTTTAGACACTTTAAAGGAATTACTAAAAAAAGAATCTATTGTGCCCGCAATATTAATTATATATACTATAATATATTATATTAAAGATGAAATATTAATATATGGTGATCCAAATTTAGATACAAGTGATTTTATGCTATTATTGGAAGTTTATAAGGATATATATATATATAAATATTTAGAAAATAATATTGGTAATTATATTGATTATTTAAATGATTTGAATAAAAAAATATTAAATAATAATAAAAATATTAAAAATCAAGATTTATCTACATAACTATAAAAACAATCTATATAATTATTCTCCGCATCTTGTTTTTCCATACCTTTTATACTATTCCACGCATCCCATTTAGAACAATCTTTAATATATACGCTCCAAGGTCGGTCAATATTACAATCACCAATCGTCGCTTGCTTATAATATTTATAAAATTCTAATTTAATACTATCAGATAAATTATAATCATCAAGATTTAATTTTTCTAATACTTTTAATAATTCATTGAAAGTATATCTAGTTTTAGTAGCCATAATTATTTTTAAATATAATTAAATCTTTATATAATTATTTAAGACTTAAAGTCGTATATATATATGATTATAAAAATGATTATAGATGAATATTTAGAATATTCAAAGACGTACAAAGAGAAATATGGAGATAAATGTATAGTCTTTATGCAGGTAGGTTCTTTTTTTGAAATTTACACTATTACAGATAATATAATTGATAATGATTTATTTAAGATAGCAGATTTATGCGGTATACAAACATCGCGAAAAAATAAAACTATTATGGAAGTATCAATGGCAAATCCAATTATGGCGGGATTCCCGATTCATTCTATATCAAAATTTACGCAAATATTATTAAATGAAAATTATACAATAGTGATAGTAGAACAAATAACGGAACCCCCAAATCCTAAAAGGGCAGTTACAGAAATTTTATCACCTGGATTAAACATAAATATATTAAATAATAAAAGTAATTATATGATGGTTATAATGTATGAAATTATAAATGGCTATATAATAGCTGGTATATGCGGTATAGATTTATCTACAGGAAAAACCTTTGTTTATGAAGCGGGTTCTACTAAAAATGATCCTGAATTTGCGTGCGACGAAGTATTTCGCCTTATAAGCACATATAACCCAATTGAATTAATTATTTTAAGTTATCCTTTAAATAATGAATATAAAAAGAAAATTTTAAATACATTGAATATTAATAAAATTTTAGTCCATTATAAATGGGATAATTGTGAATATATATCATTTTTCAATAATATAATTAATCAAAAAGAGATATTGGACAAAGCCTTTTTCTTAAAAAAAGGCTTGATATCAATAATAGAAATATTAAATTTAGAAAGATTTACTATAGCAAGAACCGCATTTTGTTGTTTATTACAATTTGCTTACGAACATAATTCAGATATTATAAAGGATTTACAAGAGCCCGAAATATTTGAAAATAATAATAATTTAGTAATAGAATATAATTCAGCAGTACAATTAAACATATTGCGAATTAATAATGAAGATAAACCATTATTAGATATACTAAATAAATGCGTAACAGCATTTGGTTCAAGAGCATTCAAAGATAAATTATTATTACCAATGACAAATATAGAGAAAATCAATAAATCGTATGACGATATAGATATAATGTTAAATAGCAAACTTTTCATTAAAATTAGAAAACATTTATCAAATATTATTGATTTAGAGCGCATGAAGCGAAAGATGATATTAAATAAAATAGCACCACAGGATTGGGTTAAAATTAACGATGCTATAGAAGCGTCTATTAAAATATATGATATTGTTGATATGAATTGTGTAAATATTAAAAAGGATAATATAAATAATATTAGAGATTCTTATATTAATATACTTGATTTAGAAAAGGCTTCTTGCTATAATCTATGTGATAAAAATAATATGAGTAATATTTTTAAGAAGGGTATTTATGATGAATTAGATGAACTTGTATATAAATCAGAAACTTCTTATAAAAATATTGAAAATATAGCAAAAACAATTATTGAAATAGGAAATAATGATACTACTTTTTGTAAAATAGATAATAATGACAGAGAAGGGTACTTTATTTTAATAACAAAAAAAAGATATGAAACAGCGCTAAAAATCAATAAAACATTTATGAAAGGTTTTACAACTAAAACGTTGGCTACATCACAAAATTATAAATTGACAAATGATTATATTATAAAAGAATCTAATAATATTCTAGATTTAAATGAAAAGGTATCTAATATTGTTTTAAAAAAATATAATACATTTGTAAATAATTTTTTAAGTGATAACAATGATAATATAGATAATTTAGTAAAATATCTTACGCGCATAGATATTTCTGCTTGTTGTGCAATGAATGCTTACGAATACAGATATATACGGCCTAAAATAGATACAGAAAAAACAAATGCTTCTGCTTCATTCGCTATTATAAAAAAAATGAGACATCCTATTATTGAAAGAATAAATGACGAAACACAATATATCGGAAATGATATTGAATTATGTAAGGATGGTATTTTGTTATATGGTATAAATGCTTCGGGTAAATCATCTTATATGAAGGCGGTAGGTTTGAATATTATAATGGCTCAAGCAGGGATGTATGTATCAGCAGAAGATATGATATATTATCCATATTATAGTATATTTACAAGAATATCAGGGTCTGATAACATTTATAAAGGTATGTCGAGCTTCACTGTTGAAATGACAGAATTGCGAAATATACTTCAAAGATGTAATAAGTATAGTCTTATTATTGGAGATGAAATATGTTGTGGAACAGAGTCTGTATCAGGTATATCAATAGTTGCGAGCGGTATAGATACTCTAGTTAAAAAAGAGGCATCATTTATATTTGCTTCTCATCTTCACGAGTTGACGGATATAAAATGTATTAAGAAACATATAGAATCTAAAAAATTATATGTTAAACATATACATATAACTATAGAAAACAACAGAATTATATATGACAGAATTATAAAAGATGGGCAAGGATCTAAAATATATGGCATTGAAGTATGTAAAGCTCTTGATATGCCTATTGAATTTATGAAATTAGCAGAAAGTATCAGAAAAGAAGTTGAAAATATTAACGCAGATATATTGAAAAAAAAGAAATCGCGATATAATAAAAAGGTTATTATTGATAAATGTAAAATATGTAATAGTAATGCTGAAGAAACACATCATATAGTATATCAAGAAAATGCTGACAAAGATGGATATATAAATAACTTTCATAAAAATAGTAAACATAATTTAGTTCCATTGTGTAAAGATTGTCATAAAAAAGAGCATAGTGGAAAAATTAAAATAAAAGGATATATAAATACAAGCGATGGTATTGTTTTAGACTATATTATTAATTAAGGATCTATTAAAAAAAATTTTCTTGTCCTTCTTGTTTTAGGACGTAGGCTACCTTCAACTCTCGTAATATACCCCGTATTTTTAGGTTTTTCTACATCTGTTATAATAAAATTCTTTTTAGGTTTAACGTCCGTTATAATAAAATTCTTTTTAGGTTTAACATCTGTTATAGTGAATATTTTTCTGGGCTTCTTTTTATTTTTATCAGATGAAGATGAATAATTAAATGACACCGATGACATATCCGATATTGGCGATAAGCGCGATGATTTGGATGATTTGGATGATTTGGATGATTTGGATGATTTGGATGATTTGGATGATTTGGATGATTTGGATGATT